CCAGCAGTTTTGCTGATAAGTTTGATAATTACCAACCTAATAATATGTATGCATTATCCAAACTCCAAGCAGATAAGTATGCAAGAGGGTTACAAGTTGGTGGCAGCCATGCAAAGATTATGGGTGTTAGATATTTTAATGTTCATTCTGATGGTGAGTTTGAACAACATAAAGAAGGTATGAAATCACCAACAGCTTGGATGAAAGAACAACTTGAGACTGACGGAGAAATTACGTTATTTGAGGGTTCCGAAAATTTCAAACGTGACTTTATTCACATTGATGAAGCAGTTAATAAAACCATAAATATTATGGAGATATGTAAATCTGGAATCTACAATATTGGAACTGGTAAAGCAAGGTCGTTTGTTGATATGGCGAAAGAAGTTGGAGGGGAAGACGTGAAAATAAAATACGTTCCTATGCCTGAAGAACTTTCAAAACATTATCAAAAGTTCACACAGGCAAATAATTGGTTCTACGGTTCTGTTAATTAAAAAGGAACTTGACTGTCTCCAGGTTTGATTCGGTAGTTGTCCGATCTTTCATCCATTGATGAAGATTCCGTAACTATCGTATTATCCTCAAGACAAGTTATTTGATGTGGTGTCATAGGGTTTATTGTTATGACATCACCAGTATTCAACGTTTTGAATTCCGTACTGGCATCTGACATATCCATAAATTCAACCTTTACAGAACCTGAAGTGATAATCCAGGTTTCTGTTTTATTTTTATGAAAGTGCATTGAAGATTGATACCCTTTCTTTACAAAGTGTAATTCTTTCAAACAATACTGCTCATTACTTTCGTGGATTAGTTCATGTCCCCAACCCTTGTCTACATATTTACTTTTCATTCTGCTATCTCATCTATTATCATATTAAATGTTTCCTCACCGAGTAAATTATAAAGTCCGACTACTAATAAAATAAACCATAATAACCAAAACACATAGTAACCCAGTTTTTTCCAACCCAAACCACAAACTTTATATACCGTTTCCATAGGCAAATACTTTTCAAATAGCGTTGTTATATCCCATACATATCTAAATAATAAGACATAACAAAACCATCTAACGTATTTATTTGGTACTGTTTTTTCATTTATGGTTTCGTCATATTTTTTCATATTTGTGCGTCTCCAAAATTCATATTAAAAATTACTCTTCTAGGTGAAACTACTGGCGATTCACTTGAGTGCCAGTGATTCCCTTGAAATAATAATAATCTATTTGCTTTTGGTTGAACTCGTTCTGCTAAAGTTAATGAATCTAAACTTGGTCGTTCCATACTGTCTAGAGGTTTTTCTTCCTTATATAGACACGTGTCCCCATCGCTATCATTCAAATAATATATAACAGAATTATGTTTAATTCCAGGCATATCTACATGATGGGCAAACTCTCTTTTGTTTCCAGTTTGTAAAGTCATAAATGATACTAACCTGTAGCAATAATTATTCCCTAACATATATTTTATTCTTTCTATCATAGGGAGCAATATAGGATAATATTCCGAATCTTGAGCATTATCATACCATACAGAATGACTAAATCCTTGACTTTTGACACCATCGTCGTGACCAGACATATCATCTTGATAATGCCATTTTACACCTGCATCAGTTCCAAGAAAAACAGATGTTATTAAATTATAATACCCTGGATCTAAGAAGTTATCAATTATTTCATATTTTTTCATTGGATTTTGCTTTGTTAATTGTTTTGGTCGTGCTCTTGCCGTTCACAAGTCCAATTATTCTCACTTCTGCTAGGTCGGCACCTACTACATTATCTTTCGTATAATCACCACCCTTAACGATTATATCAGGTTTCAAATCCTTAATTAAATCATATGGTGTATCATCTCCAAAAATAATTACTCGGTCAACTCCTGCGATCGATTCTAGTATTTCCTTTCGTTCATACATATCATTAATGGGTTCACGTTTAATCCTTCTCATAGAATCGTCACTGTTGATTGCGACAATCAATTTATCACCCATTGCTTTGGCAGATTGAAGAAGGTTAATATGTCCAGAGTGGAGAATATCAAAACATCCGTTTGTGAATACAACTGTTTGTAATACAGAAGATTTATCTGGAACTGCAGTACCAATATGTCCAACTACATTACCTGCAGCTTTGTTTGCCTTTTCCATTGCACTGACAACACCTTCATGTAAGAAAGAAGCAAATGTGCCAATTACTGTATCACCTGCTCCAGTAACATCAAACACTTCCTTTGCTTCTGAAGGCATTAATATTGACTTGTCCTCGGAAACCCATCGCATACCTTTCGACCCAAGTGTTACTAAAATGCCTTCTAAATCAAGTTCATTGACAACTGCTCTTGCTCTTTCTGTATTGAACTCACCATATGCTTCTTCAAATTCTTTTAGGTTTGGAGTTAAACAATAAGCACCTTTATACTTTGACCAATCAGTTCCTTTCGGATCTATAATAACAGGACAGTTTTGACTTACAATATACTCAAGATATTCAGGACAAATAGTGCCCTTATTATAATCAGAAACTATAATTATATCTGGTGTAAATGGTAGTTTATTGCTGTATGGATATGTAATATTTCCGTGGTCAACTCTAACTAATTGATGGTCGTCAGACATAATTCTAATCTTTACGATGGTCTTATTTTCGTAAGAATAACTGAATAAATATTTGATGTCGTTTTCAGTCAACTTGTGGGTGATAATCATAGACTGTTTATCATACCCTAACGACCCGAGTAACGTCGTTTTAGAACCGAAAACGTTACAGGTAAGTGCTACGTTTGCTGCACCACCTAAGACGTGCGAAACCTTTATATCATCAACTATTGGCACTGGAACTTCTGGGGAAATACGTGTGCTATTTCCGTTCCAATACTCATCAAGCATCACATCGCCAATTACTATAATATTTTTTTCACTCACTTTCGAACCTCATTTTATATAAATACTAATATGCATATAATATACAACTTACACTTATATGTATATAGAATTATTATAAAGGAATTCTCTGCTAATGGATGAAAAAGAATTTAGAGAGTCGATTAGTGAGATAAAAGAACGCACTACAAGACTCGAAGAACAGATGAAGACTGTTTATAACCAAGCCAACAGGATAGAAAATAAGTTGGATGAGTTAGTTGAACACGTTAGTCATCGGGATATTGACGTTGCCACTAATCAGTTACAGATTGGCCAAGGCGAGCGTCTTTTTTGGGTAGGACTGTCTGCAGTTATTGGGTTGGTTATTTATTGGATTAAAGGGTAATTCATTATGGGAATAGAAATTTGGTTTGATATTCAGAATGCTCTTGCAGTACTTGGTGCCACTGCTGGATTCGGTGGTTTTTTATTTACCTTAAGAAATAGACATTACTATTTGTGGCCATCTCGCACTTCTTTACTCGTAGGTGGACTCGCATCTTTTTTACCTGTTTACTTTAATTCACCAGAAGGCGAGGCGTTGGCAGTTGAGGCTGGATTGTCAATTGCAGTAATTTCAATTCAATCAGTCTTTAGTATATCCGTGATTCTGTTCTCGATTATTGTGATACAATACAGACATTCGCAATATGGCACGGACGGTTCAAAGTGTGGAGGGAAACATTTGGGGAGTTCTTAAAGAAATAGAATACCTAAATAGTTAATATATGGAAAAATATTATGGCAAAATTACAATCAGCAGAACAATTAAAAGAATATTGCTTTCGTAGATTGGGTTCACCACAGGTGCAAATCCAGGTCGACGCGATCCAAGCATTCGATAGAATAGACGACGCAATTCAATTATTCGTTCAACGTCATTTCGATGGTGTTGAAGAGAGATTCATAGCAATACCATTTACTGCAGCAGACGAAACAAACAACTACTTAACTCTCAGTGACGATGTTGTTGCTGTGACTCGCATCTATGAACCTGGAACATATTCGTCAGAAGCGATGAATGATGTTAGATATAGAATAGCAATGGACCAAATGTTTGATATGACGAAAGTCAACATGCAATACTTTGAAATGACAATGCAGCATTTGGAATTAATAAGTGATTATTTTAGTCCAGATAGAACGTTTACGTTTAACAAAGCAACCAATCGTTTATATTCACACTCTGGAAAGATTTTAGGTCCATCTTGTAAAATTAAAGGTGTATGTTCTGATACGGCATTTGAAACCGAAACTACTTGTACGGATGCTACAGAAACATGGACGGCATATGATACGGAATCTGCTTGCATTGCAGCTTCTAGCACTTGGTATGAGGGAAGTAAAATATTAATTAGGGCATTTGTGAAAGTGGTTCCAGACGAAGCAGAGTCGTATGCTCTCGATGTATTTGACGACGAATGGATAAAGAAGTATACGACCGCATTGATTAAGAAACAATGGGGTTCAAATATGAAACAGTATGATGGTATGCCACTTCCAGGCGGAATTACAGTAAACGGTCAGCAATTATGGGATGAAGCAAATACTGAAATTGAGCGACTAGAAGAACAATTCTCTCTCGAATACGAAACTCCAATAAACTTTTTGGTAGGATAATATCATGGGTATGTTTGATGATATGTCCAAATCAAATATGATTAAGGAGATGGTCGAAGAGGTCGTCGCTGTAATTGGTTTTCCAGCGAAATACCTCCCACGCAAATATAAAACCTTAGACCCAATCTTTGGTGAAGACCCAACGTCTAATTTTGACACCCTTTGGAACATCACCATACTGATAGACGAATATACAGATTATGGTGACCAAGGAGACTTCTACTCGAAGTTTGGTATTCAAGTTACTGACGAAATGAAATGTTCGTTCACCAAGAAAGAATTTGCAGAACAGACTGTTCAAACTGATGATGATAGACCCCTTGCTGGAGATTTGTTATATTTTAACGACCTTGAAGCATTGTTTGAAGTGTCTTTTGTTAATAACGATAGTTCATTCTATCCGATGCCTGATGGTCCACAACACGTTTGGCAAATTAAACTTAAACCATGGGAATATGGTCATGAGGCAATAAGTGTTGTTGATGGTGAGATAGATGCTCTTGAGGCAGATATCCAATCTAACTTACAAAATGAATTGATTGCTCCAGATTGGGCAATTCAGGATGATGATGTTCTCAACTTTGATGAGACTAATCCGTTTGGAACAATAGGAACTAATTAATATGTTTGGCACTACCTTTTATCACGCTTCAGCAAGAAAACTTATTATTGCATTCGCATCGGTGTTTAGTAACATTCATTGCCAGAGAGATAATACGGGAATTACAACTGTTACTGCTGGTAATTTTATTGCTGGTGATGAATATACGATAATAACAGTTGGTACAACAGACTATACATTAATAGGAGCAACATCAATTACGAGTGGTGCGTTTGTAGTAGGAACGAAATATGTAATCGTAACAGCAGGAACTACAGACTACACACTGATTGGTGCTGCAGATAGTGTTGCTGGTACAATATTTACAGCAACTGGTGTAGGTGCTGGAAATGGTACTGCTCTTACAGCAGTATTTACTTCTACAGGCGGAGGTTCTGGAACAGGAACTGTCTCTTATGCGACTGGATCCATAACGGATATTCTTGTACCAATCGCATACGAATCCCAAAAGAAATATCTTGCACGATTAGTTAAAGACACTGTGATGAACAGACAAGTTCCTCGGATGGGTTTCGTCATGAGTGGTATGGAAATTGATACTTCCCGTATGGGCAACCAAATGAACGAATTAAGATTTTCACATTCAGACCCAAATCAGGGCAGTGCCATGTATACACCAATACCATATAATTTTAATTTCACACTTGATGTTTATGTCGATTATATGGAAGACGGTCTTCAAATAGTAGAACAAATACTGCCATATTTTTCTCCAGATTTCAATGTAGTAGTTGAGGAAATTCCGTCCCTAAATATAAAAAGAGATGTGCCTATAACACTTGGTGGTATTACCTTGTCTGATGAATTTGAAGGTGAGTTTGGTGACCACAGAATAGTAAATTGGACACTTGATTTTACTATGAAAGGTTGGATTTATCCGCCTCTACGTTCTGGTAAGGTTATTAAAGACGTATTGGCCAAATACAAACTTTCAAACGAATTTGGTAATTTTGATTTTGAGAATAGTCCAGTGATGGAACAAGTACGAGAAACCGTGGATCCTGCTGAGTCGACTGCAGTTGAGGCATGGGAAATTAAAGTAGAAGTTGGTCATCCAGATAATCCTAACGATCCGAATGATGTGGATTCCGTTACAACCGTTGCCTGGCCACTTACATAATGAGAGTTAATAATGACAAAACCAACAATAGATGAAAAATTAAATGAAACATTACTAAACGAAGTAGAAGAAGCAGAAGATATTATTGCCGAATTTGCTAATCCAGAAATTGGTGAAGTTTTAATAAATGGTTCAGGAAAGAAAAGAGAAATTGCTACAAGGGTGGAAGTAAACTCAAACCCAATGACAGGTGATTTATTTGATGATTATGCGTTTGCGAGAGATAATCTTTATAATTTAGTGGAACGTGGGAACGATGCACTAGAAGGTATTATCGAATTGGCAAAAGAGATGGAGCACCCTAGAGCTTATGAAGTTGCTGCAGGTCTCATTAAAACCGTAACTGAATCAACAATGGAATTAATGAAGATACAGAAAGAACTTCAAAATATGAAAGGTGAAAAACCAAAAGGGTCTACCACAACAAACAATAATCTGTATGTCGGATCGACTGCGGAATTACAATCATTTTTAAAGGATAGAGAAATTAAATGAAACAGGCATTAGAACAAGAAATAATGGTAGCCCACAAAAGAGAAACCAGAATGCAGTCAATTGGAATGCTTCTCGGTATCGCAATTGGTGTATTTGTAGCAATGAACGTTATTGATGTGGTAAAAAGTGTTGAAGGTATTATTGAAACTCAAGAATTAATTCTTCATGAGCATGGAGAATTTAATAAAATGGATGCTTATATTTTAGAACAGAATGCTAAAGACAAGGAAGATATTTTAGTAATGTGGAATGAAATTAACAGTATGAAAACCATTCTTCTTGAAATTCAATCAACAATAGACTCTCAACATCAAAGTGCAGAGTAAATTTAAAACTTAATATATTATGGCAAAAACAATATATCTGGGAAATCCTAATCTCAAACGTCAAAATGTAGAGATTGATTACACACAAGAACAGATTGAGGAATTTATAAAATGTAGAGATAATCCAAGTTATTTCATCAAGAATTACATTCATATTGTAAACCTTGATGAAGGTCTGATAAAGTTTGATTTATATCCCTTCCAAGAGGAACTGGTTAAAACTTTATACACTACTAGATTTACAATCGTTAAATGCCCACGTCAGTCTGGTAAATCGCAAACTTCCCTTGCATTTATGCTACATTATGTGTTATTTAATGACCAAAGACAAGTAGCAATTCTTGCAAACAAAAGTGCAACGTCAAGA